ATCTCAAGGGCAAACGTAAAAAAACAGGCAGAAGTTTGCCAAATGATCTAGTGGTCAAGAGAAACGAGGCCTATTGGAAATGAAAAGTTTTATTATCTGTCTTAGCAAAATTGAATCCAGTATGTCTACAGCAGTGCAATTACAACAGCAGTTGAAAGACTACAACATGCCTGTTGAACTGTTTGAAGGCACCTATGGCAACCAAGGGGTTGAGCTGTTGCAGCAGGAACAGCGAACCATCCATCCTTTTGGGATCAAAGGACCCAACCCTGCACCCATCAGCGATGAAGAACAAGACAAACAACGCAGAAAAATACTGGTACCTGGAGTGATTGGATGCTTCTACAGCCACTTCCGGCTGTGGCAAAAATGTGTAGAACTTGATGAATCTATAATGATTTTTGAAGATGACATTGTGCTGTCAAGGCCTTACATTCCAGTTAAGTTTCAAGATGTGTTGGTGGTGGCCTTGGGTCATCCCACCAAGAGCGAACGCTATATGCCGTATCTCACCGATCCTGAAGACGAGCCCAAGGCCAGTGGATATGCATCTGCATCCATGCCTGGATGTTGTGGTTACGCCATACATCCACACGCAGCCAAAAAGTTAGTTACAACCTACGCCAAGACCTTTTTGCCCGCAGACAATGCTATCAATCAACATCATGTCACCATTGAGATCCACAACTACATCATGGGCATTGCTCTGATCAAAAAAGATGGCAAGAAAAGCCTAACCAGAACAAAATTTTGGGGCACCTATCAATGAACCAACACAGTTGTTTTGTAGTGTCAAACAAGCCACACATTTTTCCACAGATACAAAACAGCTTAGAGAGTGAGCCAGTGATCTATTTTGATGGTCAGGGCTTTGACTCATTCAGTAGATTGGTCAACTGTTGTGTGGCTTCGGCATCAACAGAAATTGTGGTAGTAATGTCTGACAAAGTACGTCCTACCAAACAACATGTGCGCAAAATTGTTGACCTAGTACAGCAAGGTTTTGGTTTGGTTGGACTGTATCGTTTTGGATTTTTTGGATTCAAAAAACAACTCATGAGGCATATAGGCATGTTTGATGAAAGATACGTGGGTGGCGGTTACGAAGACGACGACATGTATATTCGTCTCAAAGAAGCCAACATTGCCATGTACATTACGCAAGAAGTAGAGTATGAAAAATCACGATCCAGCTGGGACTATGCCAAGGCCAGGCCGCACTTTGAAGCCAAGTGGCTAGCCGTTGACCAACCAGGGTATGACCCCGCAGCCAAACCCGGTGCCAAGTTTGTGGCACGCCGGCTGCCGGAACAAACATATCACTATGACCTTGGCCCTGCTGTGCCCACTGTGTTTTTGCCCTGGGGCCACAGTGTGATTGCCACAAGCAAAGCAAAAAAATACATTTGAGGACCGCTAATGAGCAGTGTTATACTAAATCATCTGCCCGGAATTGAAAACCACAGCTATCTTGAATTGGGCGTGTTTGACAATCAAAACTTCAACGCCATTCAGTGCCGTAATAAGTTTTCAGTTGACATCAACGGCAAGGCCATGTACACCGGCACAACTGATCAATACTTTGAGCAACTTGAGCCTGACACCAAATTTGATATTATTTTTATTGATGCCAATCACGACTATGATTGTGTTGTTCGTGACTTCAACAACAGCATAGATCATGCCACCAAGTGGATTGTGATACATGACATGATACCGCCCAGCAAGAAGTTCACACAGAGCAAGTTTTGTTCTGACTCGTTTAGATTGCTGAGTTTTTTATTGCAACAAACTGATTTCACAATCTATGCCATGAACAACAATTTTGGATTAACTTTGGTGAAAATGCCGGCAGCTAAGATTGCCCCGCCAGACCACTACAGAGATCTCAGCTATGATGAATTCGCTGAGTACATTGCACAAGTCAAACTGTATTCGAATCAAGAAATCATAGACATGTTCGAGGCCAACCATGTTTAATGGATCAAGAATATTTGTAAGTGGAGCCACCGGATCATGGGGCCAGACCTTGATCTCACTGTTGCTGAGCAATCACGACGTGGGAGAAATTGTGTGTTTTTCACGCGGTGAATTGCAGCAGGTTTTGATGCGTAGAAAGTTCAACAGTCCCAAACTGCGGTTTGTGATTGGTGATGTACGTGACTATAATGCAGTGTTAGCTGCCACGCAAAACATTGACTACGTGTTTCATCTTGCTGCGCTCAAGCATGTGCCAGTGTGTGAGGAAAATGTTCAAGAAACCATAAAAACCAACATCACCGGTACCACAAACATAGTCAATGCTGCTATTGCCAACCGCGTTAGAAAAGTCATAGATGTCAGCTCAGACAAAGCCGTTGAACCCATAAATTTGTATGGCATGACCAAAGCCGTGGGAGAAAAAACCATTGTGCAAGCCAATGATCTAAGTGACTATACTAGATTTGTTTGCATCAGGGGAGGCAACGTCATGGGCAGCAGTGGTTCGGTCATTCCCTATTTTATTGAACAAATTCGTGCGGGCGGTCCCATAACCATCACTGACAGCAGAATGACCAGATTCTTTCTCACTCTAGAGCAGGCCATTCATTTGTTGTTCAAGGCCAGCATTGACAGCATTGGCGGCGAAACTTTTGTCATGAACATGCCCAGTTGCTATATCAAAGATCTAGCTCAGGTACTGATGCACAGATATGGCACTGTTGAAATTGTAGAAACAGGAATGCGACCGGGCGAGAAACTGGACGAAATGTTGATATCACATCACGAAGCGCAGCTCACACGGTGTTACGATGATCACTATTTTGTGACCTTGCCTGCCAACTACAATCAGGCCTTGGCCACTAGATATCAGGATCATGCAGCATTTCCCTACAGTGAATTTTCATCAAAAACCAAAATCATGCCCCAAGAAGAAATCAAGACCATGTTAGAGAAAGGCCGATTCATATGAAAATCCTAGTTGTTGGCAGCAACGGCATGGCCGGCCACATGATCACTGATTACTTGCAACAAAAAAACTACAATGTGTTCACAGTGGCTAGACACAGTGCTACCTATTGTGTGGATATTGAAGATACCCGAGCCACCACAGAACTATTCGCAGAATTCCGTGACAATTTTGCCTATGTAATAAACTGTGTGGGCTTGTTGGTCAAAGACAGCAATCACTATCCTGATCGGGCCATGATTGTCAATGCCTGGTTTCCACATCTGTTGGAAGCAACTTTTCGCGGATCCAGCACCAGGGTGATTCACTTGTCAACTGATTGTGTGTTTGACGGAAGTCAAGGCTATTACAAAGAGTATGATGTGCCCACCGAAACAAACTTTTATGGTCGTAGCAAATCTTTGGGCGAGCTTGACAACGACAAAGACATCACATTGCGCATGAGTATCATAGGGCCTGAACTCAAATTCACCGGTACAGGACTGCTGCAATGGATCTTGAACAATCCTGATCCAGAATTAACGGGCTGGGACAATGCATTGTGGAATGGCATGACAACCTTGCAATTGGCCAAGTGCATTGAACAGTATATTCACAATCCGCGGATAAGCGGAATATATCACTTGGTCAACAATAATGTCAATATCAGCAAATATGAACTGCTGTGTAAGGTAAATGATATTTACGGTTTGAGCAAAACTGTGCTGCGCGGTAAAGGTCCCAAGAACATAAACAAAATCTTGGTTGACACCCGAATGGGGTTGTCATTTGACATTCCCGAGTACGATCAACAACTCAAAGAACTCAGAGATTGGTTTTGAAATTGTAGTCATGATCATACTCAAAATCTACCACTGATCCAGCATATTGTTCTATCAATTCCAACGCACGCCCTGATTGCCATTCTTCATTGGTAAACTGTGACCAGGCTAGATGTTCGTGCCATTGATCTCTCAAGACGGGCTCACTGGGGTTTTGCCAATCTTGCAAAGACTGTGCTCCAGCTGCCCAGGTTATGCAGGGATGCAGGCTTATGGCTTTTTTACCATACCACAATGCTTCAGCAGTGATTGCTGATCCCTGTGCCACTACCAAATCTGCCCAGTCCAAGTCTTGGAACAGCGTGGCCCATCTTGCTCCACTTTTTTTAATTTTGTATCGTATGCGCACATCAGCGCCGGGAAATTGTCTAGCCATGTGTTCTGCCCATTGCCAACCATGCTCAGGGCTCCAGATTGGTGCTGTCATGGCGCTGGGTGCTATCAATACATTTTTTACTTGTCGTACTTTCCAGGGATGCTTATCCAGTTGCATCACCGACCATCGCGAATGCGGCATAGGTCGCAACTTGATATTGGCCCACCCATTGATGCTGTATCTCCACAACCATCGTGTTTTGAACAGGTGATTGCCCACATATCCTCTACCAATGTATATTGCAGGTTGTTTTTGATTCAACCATTTTTGAACATGTACGTGTGTCAGCACACTGCCGGTTATGATAGGTTCCAGGGGATCAATATCTTCCAGTGAATTTTTAACCACAACATTGGACCAATCCTTGAACCAAGGATTTTCATCGTAGTCTGATTTCAAAACCTGGTATATCATACGTAGGTTTTGATATGCGCCCAGCACTGGCCGTTGGACAATTCGTCAAAACTCCAGTGTGACATTGACAAACGTTGAATCCAGGCATCACGATCTGGCATCACAGGGTTTTCAATATTGGCCAAGTCAACATTGGCCACAGGCAGAGCCTGACTGTGTTGCGGTTCAGGATCGGTCACAAAAACCGGAATACCTTCAATGGCGGCAGCTACGCCAGGGCTGCTGTTGTAGGTAATCACAGCATGAGCATTGTTTAAATCATCTAATATACTGCTGTGGCGACTCACACGCCACGATGAGCCACGCACTGTGAGATACACAGGTGCTTGCTTGTCCCCAGGATGACCTCGTACCACTATGGGTCTTTGAGTATAGCGTCTAAGAGTTTTAACAGTTTGTGTGAGCCAGTCCATGACACCTATACCACGCATGCTCCAACCGCCGTTGCGTTGTGTGCATATCAGCACATGATTGCCGTTGCGTCGCCAAGGCTTAAGCACGATACCGGTTCGTTGACTGATTTGCAGCCAACGTGCAGGATCTGGTGTGTGATCAAAATAACAACCTGTGGTGGGAAACACACCGTCAAAACTGTAACGATGATATGTTACCGGTGTTGCTGGTGCGCTATAGTTGAATAAATTGCTGTCTACAATGAGAGTGCGGCGCCCTAGACGCAGTTGATTGTGATACACTGCCTCTCTCAGTTGCAGATGCGCACTGCGTTTGCCATGTTCGTGACTCCAGCCCTGTATCATGGCCACATCTGCGTCAACAATATCAGTGCCAGTATGTAGAAGACCTTGATCACCTTGAGCACACACTCCATCAATGAATCTTTGAAGGATTTCAACCTTGTGAGGATTCTTTTGTTGATTGGGGATTGCTGACAGATAGGCTACTACTTTCATTGTAGACTGGCCCAAAAATTTTCGTTCGCTTGCACACATTCATCCAGGGCGTTTTCATACGTCGTAGCACGTTGCACAGCGTCTCGCCAGCTTTCGCGTTTTTCCAACACCGCGGGTGCGTGACGGAAAAACTGAAACTTACTGCTCCATACTGATGTCAGCACCACTCGTTTACCCAGCAAAGTTCCCCAATACACCCCGTGATAACTGTTGGTCAAGATGATATTGGCGCTGCCCAGCAGTTCTATGGTCTGTTCAACATTGCTGCCTGAGTTGACAAATCTAGGAATACTATCAGGTCCAAAATCCTTGATCAACTGTTTTTTGTGTTCAAACCAAATTACATCATTGCGGATGCTGTAGGTTTTTCGCAGTGCAGGATGCATACAACTGGGACAGGGTACCCAGTCATATCTGTTGTAGCCTATGTCATCGCGCAGTCCCACCCTGTCAAAATTGGCCAAGGCTTTGCTGTAACGCAAATCTGCAGCTTCGGACACTGGATCTCCATTGTGCCCGGCTCCCCACACATGTTTGAGTGCTGGATTGTTTTCAATGTTGGCCAGGCAATTTGAAATCAAGCCATGATACTGCTGATTGAAATTGTTCCACATTTCTTGATAGCGTGAATCACTCAACCTCCATGCATCTTCGTGCATACGCTCCAGCTGCAACCGATCAGGACTGTTGCACAACATCTGTGCTGCGTCACCAATGAACTGATTGCCAAACAGACCGCCACCGCCAAGGATTATGGGTACACCTGTGGGATATGATGCCTTGTACAGGTCGGCCGCATCCACAGTTTGATATTGATCGCTGTCGAGAAAATATTGCAGAGGGTTGCTGGCCACGTCGCCCACGTTGTTGGAATCTTTGCGATTAACCACTATGTATTGAATAGTCATACAGTTTCCTGAAGTATTTGCCACACCGTACCATTTCGCATTTCGTCAACACGAAACTGTCCGTAGGCCAGGTGACTGGCCCACTGAGTCAGTAAATCTGCGTCAGGGTAGAAAGGTGTTTCAATCCGGGCGAGATCCTGCAAAGCCACTGGTGCGGCAGCATTGGCCGGAGCCAACACAAACGCCGGTATCCCATTGAAAATAGCTTCAGTGGCGGCTACACTGTTAAAAGTTACCAAGGCAAACACATCTTGTTCTACCAAGGCCTGCTGCAGAGTATTGACATGAGTACGCTGTTTGCGCTGAGAAGCACGTTCACGTACCACTATGGGTCTGTCAGTGTACATAGCTATCTGTTGTTTGGTGTCTGCTATCCACTGGTCACGATCTATGCCGTAAAATTTACAAGGTTTTTCATCCGGAGCAGCAATCATTATGCTGCGGCCCTGGCGACGCCATGGTGCAAATTTTTTGTAAGAGAAATAAGTATGCCAACGATGTTCGGATCTTGCAATCAAGTCATGATGTTGTAGATTGTTTTTGACTATTCTATGCCATAGCTTCCAACCATGAGGGTTGCGAGCTGTGATTTCGTTGCCAAAATATCCTGTGTCAACATAATAGAACGTTCTTCCGTCGTTCCAACAACGTTGCATGATCTTGTGCTTGAGTATGCCACGCAACACTATGGGTTCTAAACTGTCTTCATAGACAAAATCCTGTGTGGCAGTGGGCTTGCGGCCCATGCCGGCTGCTAGGGTATTGATGTAAGTATCTTGCCCATCCTTGCTGAGGAATATCATTTCATGTGCTGTTGACAATATTCGGTATAGATGCGCTCTCTATGCCATTCTTCCGATTGTGGTGTGTCGGCGAACTCGTGAAAACACGGTGTACCCAGTGTATAGTGCAGCAGTTTTGCATCTGGATTGGCTCCGTATTCATCTGGTAACCAATTCCATTCTGGCGCTAGCTCACCAATGCGATCATCTTCCAGCCATGAGAATCTATGCAGGAAACTGCCTGTGGATCGTTGTACAAATTCTGGAGTGAGTTTGCGATTGGGATAGGTGCTGCAATTCCAAAGTATCACACTGCTCCAGTTCTTTCTTGGATAATCTTCGTTCACACTGCCAAGGTATTTTTCTCGGCGTTTGGTTTTATAGTCGTGTTTGACCACCATGACATCCTTGCTCATGCTCTGCATATCCCAAAGCTCGGCTATGTCACCACGCACAATCATGTCACCATCAATAAAAATTGCCCAACCTTGCCAGCCCATGAGATAGGGCACCAAGAATCTTGTGTAGATAAAATGATTGCTGCCGTCTGTGTGCGTTTCTGTGTAGTCTCGAAACAGGTTCAATGCTACAGGAACAATGGCCACAGGAACGGAACTGTTGCGTATGATACTGTTGACGCAGGTATGATACGCAATGGCTTCTCTTGGGTCATAGCCTACAAATATTGGAATTGGTTTCATTTTTTACAAACTGATAATATGTATCTGCCGTGTCGATGATGTTTAACACTGCTGTAGAACTTATGCAACAGTGTGTCAATGGATGACTCAGTGAATGCTCGACGCCATTCCTTTTTGATCTTGACTGGCAAAGTCAAGATCACACAATTGTCAGCAGCCCGAACCGCATTGTCCAAGGCCTGATCAGGATTTTCTAAATACTCCAACACTCCTAATACAAGAGCAAGATCAAATTTTTGTTGAAAATCCAGTGGCGTAGAAATGTCAGCTATAATGTCTGCTGAATACACAATATCAACACCAAGATATTGTGACGGACGGACGTGCTCAAGCACTTCACAGTTACCGCATCCAAAATCAATTATGCTTATATTGTCAGGAATATAAGTTTTAACAAAACTCCAACGATCACTCCAGGGATTGGCCATAATGGGTCATCGGCGTTCTATGTCATTTTCTACACAGTTGTCACCAAACTGTATTTCAATCAGTTTCAATGGCTGATTAGTTTCGTTGCACAGTTGATGCCATTCATTGCGATTGATCCAGCAGTGCTGATGCACCACAAGTTTGCATTTGGGCTCTATGTCAGTGGCACGATTGAGGGTGTACACCGTGGCTTCGCCTTCGGCCACGAACCAAAACTCTGCTCGCTGATCATGACGTTGCATGCTGAGATGTTGTCCCGGCTCCACTGTGAGTTCTTTAAGTTTGGTTTCTGAACCAACTTCATGTAACACTCTATAATAGCCCCAGGTGCGATCAGTGCGCGGACTCTTCCAGTCCTGAAGAATCCAACTGCTACTGTTGGCTTTGTCTTCTCCGCCTACTCCAAACACAAACTCCACATCATCAAATACCATTTCAGGAATATTGTTGGCAGTTCTATCGCCGCCGTTGGCAAACACAATCTGATAGGCTGGATATCTTTCACGCACACGTTGGATGGCAGCCTTGGAGCTGCCATCACTGTCGTCAAAATCTATCACCCAGTCTACACCTTGCATGGCTGACAGCACTGCACTGCGTTCAGACCAGGGCATGAAAGGACGACCTTTTTTGCGTGTCAACCAATCATCACTGTTGAGCCCAACTACCAGAATATCACCTAGAGCGCGAGCAGCCTGTAGGTATCGCACATGGCCAGAATGAATGGGGTCAAATCCCCCGGTAACAATCACTATTTTCATGTTGATATTTATAGACGTATATTTCTACGCTAAAAACATTTTTTTAGCATATCATAATTTTTGTCTGGGCTCACAAACCATACATTGTCTGGCCCAACTTCAAAATTAGGAAAACGTTCGGACACTGCTTGATGAACTGCAGGAAAGTTGATATCGTGTCCTATGAACCATCCTGATGATTTGAGCTTGGGATTCCAAGCATCTATATCGCGAACTACAGATTTATAACTGTGTCCAGCATCAATAAAATAAAAATCAAGACTGTGATCAGGAACATTGCATGACACAATCCAACTTGTGCCTGGCAAAACTTTCAATCGTTCGCCGTAACGGTTTGCAACTGCGCTGTTGTAAAATTGTGAAATGTCTTTGTCGGCTGCCCACATTGTGAGAGCAGGATTTTGATCCAGCAGATAAAAACTGGTTCTGCCTGTGCGCACACCTATCTCTGCTCCCTGTGTCCAGCCAAAGTGTTTTACCAAATCATTGATAAACATTTCTCTACGACCATTTGCGCCAGCACTGTTGTATGTTTTTGGTACATAGAGAAGCTGTTTGCCTGACTTCATACTGTGATGTCTTCCATGCCTGCTGTGCGCAGTCTCACGATGTGTCCCAGTTGCCACTGTTTGCTGTCAAGACCTTTCATGATGCCCAACCAGGTATTGCGCAAAAAGGCCACTTCATTGATAATGGTTTCGAAGTCAACCACTTCGTCTTCACCGTCAACGTATTTTTCAGCGTCTCTACTGGTTAAAGCACGAGCATAACTTTCAAGATACTTTTGAAAGTGTTTGCGTCGTATCTTGCGCAGTTGAATGTTGAGGAAGTTCAACACAGCTTCAATTTCCTGCAGCTGATTGAAACGCTGTTCTGTGATGCCAGGCAGTTCTTTGATACGATGCTCAACCATGCCTCCGATCCTACAGTCGCGTTTGGCTTCTTCTAGCTCACGTTCATAATGAGCTATGAAGTCTGGTATGTGTGAGAGATCTTTGGTTATTCGATTATACCACATGGTTCAGCCATTGTACGAAACTTGCGGGCAGGATGTCAAGCGATAACCCACGTCTACGAGCAAATTCAATCACGTATTTTGCACAGTTTGAGCGTTGTTGTTCGGTGGGCTCGGTCATGATAGCACCAAGGATGATGTTTTTGGCTTCAGCAGGTAATTTGTCCACTGTGGCCAAGACCTTTTGTTTGCTGTCAGGATCCATGACATGCACTCCTAGATAGTCTGGATCTGTGCAGGCCTGAAACGCCAAGGGCACAAGTCCGGCCCAGTCAACAAAGCGTTCTAGATCAAACACCGTGAGGTTGCTGATCACACTGGAAAAACTGTATGCCATTTGACGTTGTTCTATGGCTTCGATGTTGGCAACAAATCTTGACCAGGTATTGCCTGCACGATTGAACTCATAATGAGCCTCGATATTCTCTGCACTGACCACAAGACTGAGATTGGGATACAGGGACGCTGTGTCAAGCTCGCGCTTGAATCTCTGAGGATCTACCCCTAGACCTGTCCACACCGTGACTGGAACTGCAAAAGGCATCTGTGCAAGAAGATCTGGCAGGTCATTGTAGAGAAAAGGTTCGCCGCCACTGATCATGATGCCGCGCAGTTTTCCTGTGTGTACCAGTTGGCCAATCTCTTTCATCAACAGTCGACGATTGTCTGTGGCCAAATCTCGCTGACTCACATACAAGCGTACTCGATCACGATCGTTTAGAGTCAGCCTATCGTCGCGACCCAGCACTTCATAGTCGCCATTTTTTTGTATTTCTCTGATCCAACCGGTGCTGTAGTGTTTGCAGCAATAACTGCAGGTCATGTTGCAGTCTTTGCCCACCATGATGTTGAGAATTTCTGGATCACTGCGAAGATTGGTATGAGTGGGCTCATGGCTCTGCATGACCTGTCGGCGACTGGGGATGCCTTGTGCTTCGGCTGCCCAACAGGTGCTGTTGCAACTGGCCACTGGCAGACCGTTGAGCATGGCTGCTCGCTCTGCCAACAGTTCTGGTGTGTTGAAAAGGCTGCCTGTGTTTTCACGCAGCCAATCAAAATTCACACGGTGTGGCGAAGCCGAGCAGCAACTCTGTAACTGACTCTTGTCAAGATCAACACTGAGCCACCAAAATTTTTGGCTGCAATAAAACTCAGGAAGGATATCAGTCGTCCCAGTCGGGTTCGTCATCGTATTCTTCTTCGTCTTCCTGTTGATCAAGATACGCGGCCAGGGCTCGTTTGATGTCAGCGTCGCCCTTGAAAGCATCGCGAATATCATCGGGGTCACAATCATTGTCAATCAATGTACTGACCACTGTTTCTGCTGCTTCTGCTCGATCCACTGCTGGAATATAGTGTTTTAATTCATCCCAAAGATCTGTTACCAAACCATCAATCATTGTGCCTCCTCGATTTCTGATGCTGCTGCGGTTTCTTTGAAGTTGCTGAAGTCTGCCATCACACGATCCAAACAACCATCTTCGTTGCTTTCCCAAGCCTTGCGGAACTGCTTGATAACTTCACCGTCTGTGGTGGTGAATGCCAGACGATTGCCATCTTTCTTGAGCAAGCCTTTTTTCTCAGCAAGATCCACAAGACCGCTGTAGGGATTCATGCCTGTTTCATAAGGAATCTTGACCTGCACACCTTCAAACGGTTTGGCATAGCGAGTTTTCATTACCTTGCAGGCCGACCTAATGCCCATAACGTCTGAAATCTTGTTGCCATCCTCGTCCTCTTTGAGCTTGAGTTTTTTCATGGCCACAACAATTGAGCTGGCATAGATGAAACCTTGGCCACCTGAAATTTTGTCATCAGGATCAAACATGTCTTGACTTGCGTATGTGTGATTGGTACACACCAGGCCCACATTGTAGCTACCAAACATGTTGACACAGTTACGCACCAAGGCAGTAAGTGCTTTGGGCTTGCGACCTAAATCGCCTTTCATTTCGCCTGCTTCAAACTGATTGACATCTGTGGGTGTGAGCAGCATGCCCAGACTGTCGATGATAAACAATACCTTGGGTCGCTCACCATCAGCCAAGGCCTTGTAGTCTGCCATGAATGTGCTGATGGTTTTGGCCACATCGTCAATCATGGCCATGCTGAGTTTGAGCAGTTTGCTTTCGTCTGTGCTCACTCCCAAGGCATGCAGCCAGGCCTCGTCAAGAGCGTTTTCGCTGTCAATCAACACCACAAAGATACCTTGTTCCTGAGCATTTTTGATGATGTTGCCGCTACAAATGTAACTCTTGCCGGCACCACTTTCACCTGCAAACACTGTGACCTTGCCTAGCGGAACACCGCGGTTGAAGTCTCCGGAAATTAGATAGTTCAGTGCATAGTTACCGGTAGAGATCCAGTCAGTGGGATCGTTAAAGCCAATTGATAATCCATCAATGCTTTTGGTGATTTCTTTTCTAAATTTGCTTACGTCAAAAGGTTTACCCATGTTTGTCTGCCTCAATAAAATTTAAAATTTGTTCAAAATACAGTTGGTGCTGCTGTGGTCCAGGATGTAGTCCATCAGCTGCATAGTCAACAAAACCTGCTCGTGAGTGCTGTACCTTATGCACAAGTTCTATGAATCTTGGATACTGTTTCAAACACACAGACATCCAGTTTATATCCAAAAAATTTGCCAAGTAAAGTTTCACACCCAGTTTGTTGCAGAAGTTAATTACCTGCTGTATGCTACGCAGGCAAAATAAGGTTTGTGTTTCACTTTCAAAATAGTCAATGTTCCAATACCTGCGGCTGCTGTCAAGTGCGGAATATGAGTTCACTGTTTCACACTGCATGGTCCAGTTTTGAGCATAGTCTACTCTAGTGACATTGGTAAGCCCCCATACCACTGTATCGCCGGGCTGCAAATCTGACATCATGATTTGGTCAGCACTCCACCAAACACTGGTACCACCTTGCGCAAGATTGATCACAGGCAGTTCAAGTGCCTGGGCCAATAAATTACGCCAGGCTTGACTGGGCTCAACATCTCTGGCTTCGGTCATGCTACAGCCTGCTGTCCATAATACTGCACCGCTGCCAACACGACTGTGACACTGTTGCAGATTACACTGCCAATTCACCTCAATGCCTTGACGATGCAGAGCATTCAGTAACCTACCGTGAGCAGCAAAGTTGTCATGACTGTGTTGATCAAAATCAAAATCAACCAGCTGCACTGACCTGGCTGCTGATACAGCGGATTCAATGTTATCGTACCCAAGATCCTCTACCGAAGTCTTGAAGTCCAGTGGCACACTGGAGGCCACCATGGACGCTAGGTTGTCAGCTGACAGCCAATGAGCATCAATATCACGCCAGTCATGGTATTGATGACTTATGTACAATGTATCAATGGCCATATAACACAGGAAACACAGTTTGGCTGTCACAGCCTCGACGTTGATCCATGATCTTGAGCTGCGCAAGGCTGTGCTCAAAGTTTTTTTCTGTTGTAGTCTGCAAGTATCTCAAAAGATTTTGATAGCTGTTTTCCAATAGAAATCCTGGATTGTCTGCAATGCGACGCTGTAATTCGTTCACAACAGATTCTAACACACTGCCAGGCAAATGTCTAATGTTTAGATGATCTGGCTCTAACAGTGCGCCAATCACGAACGCATTGGCATGAAATCCTTGACAGCGAAGCCAATCTATGCATTTGAAAATTGACAAAGGATTGAGCAAGAAATGCAGCATATTAAAAGTGATTCGGTGATCCAACTGTTGAATGTGTTTGAGATTGTGAACAAAATCCTGCCACTTGCCACCCCAGCGAATGTATTCAAATTCCTGTTCAATGGATTCTACACTCACTGTCCAATGCACATTTTTGAATTCACACACACGTTCAAATACTTCAGTGTCTACACGACTGAGATTGGTGTTGATTCTTATGTTGGTGTTAGGATCAAGTGCTACCAACAGTTCCAGATTCTCACGCATCAATAGAGGTTCGCCTCCAGCCAAGTACACATGCCGCAAATTATGCGCTTGATCCAAAATCCAGTTTTTGAAATTGTCTACCTGCTGTGGTTCAGGGCGCTGTGGCCATGTGTTCAGTTCACTGGCCCAGCGACTACTGAATTCTGGACTGCAATACACACAGGCAAAGTTGCACAGATTGCTCCACCTTATGTCAACTGTGTGCAACTGATGTTGACCTGGTTCATACAGTCCGAGATCCACATGTTTGAGTTCCTTGATGTAAAACACTCTGTCACTGATGATATTGAAACTACGGGATTCACCTTCAAGATCTTTGCACGGACTGCAACTCAAAACTGCCTTACCAGTCACAATACTGTGTTGTCTTTGACGATTTTCTCCCGTGGTCAGCAGACTTTGGATGTCTTGATCTTTGATATTGCCAATTGCATCGCTGCTGCGTATGCAATTTTTTACGGTGCCGTCATGATTGTACATCACACCAGCCCAGGGCATGGGACAGAAGTGTGGATTGGTCAACATGTCCTTAGGTGTCATAACTGGGCCCAAGGCTTATGTCATATACCTGTAGGGAAGGATCAGTGTCGTACAACATTGCCATCAAGGTACGTGTCCACAATTCAAGATCAGCCGAAGGTGGCACTGTTTTTTCTGGAGTGGTGGCAATGTCTCCTGGACGCACTAGATAAATTTTCAACGTTGGATCAATCAGTCTCAACTGCCGCACTGATTCTTCAAGTGCAACCTTTTGCACTCTGTAGTGAGCCATGTCATATCCCGGCATCACACTCACAGGATCCTGCGCCATCATGGTAGATACAACCACAATAGACTTGCCAGTATTGTGCCATCGCTCGGCCACACTCCACAGCAGTTGTGTTTGTGCAAAACCGCTTTGAGCATTGTTCACAAACACATCACAGTCGGCGATAACATTGGTGACTTTTTCAGTAAGATGTATATTGTATCCAGTTCGCCGACTTAGACCTACTACTTCGTGGCCGCGCTGTTGATATTCACGAGCCAGGGCTTTGCCTATGCCATTAGTGTGTCCGGTTATAGCGATCTTCATTGCAACAACTCCACGGGTTCACGGAAAAAAGTAAAACTGGCCACTATTCTAGGCACGCCCACAGGGTCAATGCTCTCCACACTGTGAGCTCTGCCACTGTTAAACACAATAGGACAAGGCATATCTAAAAGCTCATCACACATGCTAACTTGTTCACGAGGTATGGTGGACAAATCATATACCAGTTTACCAAATTGATTGATTTGTTGTGGACAACCCTGCAACACCCGCGGGTCTATGTGGTACCAGCGATTGGCCCAACCTGCGGTGTTCAATACAGGAAAATTAATCTTGGCCACCATCGGCGCTTCGTCAATGTGCATGGGCAACTGATCGTTGTTTCGGATCACTGTTACAGCACTGTGTCTAGGCATCAAACCCAAATCTTTAAACCATGCAGCCAACTCCGGAACATGTTGCAACAGTGCCCGGGTGTCAAGAAAATTCCAACCAAGATCACCTGTGGTCAGAGTCATGGTACGATTGGTCACAAAGTCAAGAATGCCTTGTGCGATCTCTGACTGCTGCTGACAATGTAATTTAACATAAGACTTCACTGAGATATCTCCTGTAATCAATACCACGCAGTTGATCCTGTTGTTGCAAGAACTGGTTGAGTTCTTGGGTGTTGTCTCTATCAACTGCAATGTGTTGCAGCAACGCCTGACTGGCCGAATGGCGCAAGGTGATTTTGGCAGCTCGTGTAAATGCATTGCTGTACTTTACATGCAACGCATCAGGCTGGTGCAACAATGCATAACTGTGTTGTCCTTGAACCTGATCCATGTACTCAAAAATTCTATCAAGATTCATGACATTTAGAGCATTGACTGTGGTCCAGTGGTTGAGTTTGATGCCAGGCATGTTTCTATACACCGCAAGATTCTGTTCAAATCTATGCCAAGCGATTGGCCAACGCACATAATCATGCACAGTGCCCACACCATCAAAACTCACCGTCACAGTAACATCCACTCCGCGTTGAGCTATTTGCTCAAGTTCTGTAATTACCAAACCGCAATTGGTGTTGATTCTAATGCTGGTGACACTGTCAGGCAGTGTCTGTAGCAGTCTACGATAGTTTGGACTGGCACTGGGTTCTCCACCATTGATGTCAAGATGCACCACTCTGTGCAAAGGCAGTTGCCAAAACCTATTGCTGTTGTCAACTATGGGATAATTTCTTCCATGTAGGCTGCCTATCTTGGTACTGAGTTCTTGGCTGCAGAATTGACAGGCACTGTTGCATACATTATCCAACACGCCGCCAACCACAAGATAATCTGGTCTAGTCTGTTGTTGATGGAAGCGTATGGCATGCACACGAACGCTGTCATTGCCCATAACTTCTGTTTCACGACAGCGCCGACATTCTGTTGGCCATGTCTGCTGTTTGATGGTGTACAACCAGGCACTGTTACTCATCTCTGTGAGATCCGTGAACTCTGGTGCACCAATCATGTGACCACATCGGCTCACTGTGCCGTTAGGGTTGAATCTCACAAAGTGATCAAGTCTTGGGCAAAACATCAACTAGAGCTGTGAGTTGTTGACTGCGTTTGAAAATCAAATCATAAAGTTCTGTATGTTGACTGTGAATTTTGTCAATCAACTGTGCAAAGGTTGTGGGTTGACCTATGTGGTCAACAATGATTTGATCAAGGAACATGTAAAGTTCTAGGGCATGCCAATCAAAATTCTTGATGCGATTGGCCAGCCATGGTGTCACAGGTTGTACTCCTGCATCACTGTTGAGGTCAGTGAACTTGGCAATGGCATGCATGGGTTGAAAATCTAAAATTTGGTCGCGTCTGCCATATGCAGCCAAATGCAACAACCAGTGGAATTGCGGTGCATAGTGTCTGTTCAAAAAAAGATAATGCTCTACAAACCAAAGTATGGTATTGACCGCTAGATCAGGATTTTTGGCCAGCAGATGCTGTATGTAGGTGTTTACTCCGCTGACAAATCTCTCTCGTGGATCTCTTACAAAAACCGTGATAGGCACAGTGATGTTTGCTATGTCATGATTGACCACCAATTGCCACCCACGATCAGGCAAGGTTTCATACAAACTGCTACGTCCACATTTGAAAATAGGGTACACGTACCTAGAGCCTGGTTCTATCTCTATGACTTCGCAATGATCAGGGAAGATGGTTTTGGTTATTTCGTCAAGCATGTATTTCTAATTGTCTAAGCCAGTCTCGACTGAAGTACCAGTCATGGTTGTGTTCTATGGTGTCCTGTTCTAGTAGATACAGATCATGCCATTCGTGCGGTGTGAGTTTGCTGAAGCCTGACACCATTGAAAACAATTTTGTCAATCTCTTTATGGGATGAGGTTCAAGATCAAAACTGTAGTCAAATATCTTTCTGAACAATCTGAATCCCCAGACTGATTCCAAATGGTGATGAAATTGCCAGGCAGCATATGATGCCCAAAGTGATTTGGTCACTATAGGGTACATGGTTTTTTCTGTCACCACAGGATGATAGCTCAAGGTGTCAACTTCGGCCACCAACTGTAAAAAAGCCTTGTTTATACGCAGTGCTGCTGATTTGATCAAGGCCGAGTGATCGCTAGGGTTGTTGTATTCATCACTATAGATGGTTTGATAAAACTGCTCTGCTGCTGCATCGTCATCGGTCATGATGAATTTTCGCAACACCCGATCATGTTCAGGCAAATCTTGCGTGAGTCTCATGATATTACCGTCAAGACCCCGCGCAGTATATCTAAAGTTTTTGGTACTTGTGGCCGGATCAAACCAACCCCATTTCCACATTGCTGCGGTGAGAAACTGTCGGCTTTCTCTATTGCCGCCCACCAAAGTCATGGCAAAAGTTTCCCATGATTTGTCTGTGGGTATGTTGTGTGTGTCCAGAAGATCTTCATTGTACTTCATGGCACGTTCTGGACTTAACAAGTCTACTCTAAAATCAATGTTGGGATAGCGTTGACACACTGTGTCATTGAACACATAGTAACTGTACAAGGTCACGGGTCTGGCCAAGTCCTGCAACTGTTGCATGTATTCATTGCTGCCGTCTATGTCAATGAAGCCTATTGAATCACTGTGATAAACTGTGTCAACATCATCTGGCACTTCGAGTGGCGGCCATTCAAGATGGCTCTCTTGTGCATCACCGGCGTTGATGGCATGTTGACTCCAGGTGGGAGGTTTTGAGTAGAGTGCCTTGCGCATACGATTCAGGCGAGACATTGCTGCCTCGCCTGTGAGTGATTTACTGCTTCTGCTGTCTTGCGCGGATCATGGCCAAGATGTCCTCGGCCTTTTGAGTTCCTGCTGGCTTTGCCACTGGCGCTGAAGCAACCGCAGGTTCATCTTCGTCTTCCATTGCCGGTGTTGCCACTGGCGCTGGTTTGGCAGCCGGTGTCACTACCTTGAGTGCAGGTGCTGGTGCGTCTTCGTCAACGTCGGCCGCTGCATTGCTGACAGTGCCTGCTGGTGCTTGAACACCAGCTGGACGGAAGTACTGACCCCAACGTTCTACATCATAGGGCTGTCCGTCAACCGAAGCTTCGAACATTTCTTTGATCACACGCAACTCAACTTCTGTGGGCTTCTTGGGCAAGAATGTGCTCAAGTCATAGAGATCATGAGTTTCAATTGCTTGAAGTTCGTCTACCTGGAGGCCAGACTCTTTGCGAGCCCACTTGCTGGTGTTGTAGTCTGCATAGCCACCCTTGGAGGTCTTGGCAATGCGGAAATCTAGACCACGCTGCATGTCAGTTGGCAGTTCTTCCAGTTCAGGATCCATCAAGGCTGACTTGATGATAGTGAACAGTTGCGGTCCAATAATGAACTTGCGAATAGGATTGTCCGGTGTCTTGTCATCGGCTATGGGATTTTCACGCACAAAGCCCTGGAAGATGTAACTACGTTTCTTCCAATACTTACGACCCATTTCTTCTAGACTCTTGTCTTTGAACCAGGTACGCACTTCAGCCAGAATTGGGCATGGTTCTTGCCACATTTCCATGCAGGGCACTTGTACCATGACCTGTTTTGATTCCATCTCGCCTTTGACACCGTTGAAGGGCAAGCGAATCATTGCTCGCTCAGCCCAGAAAAAAGTGTTTTTGCTGTTACCATCGGGCAGGAACCTGATCAAGGCACTTTGTCCTTCTTCCATGTTCCAGTGTGGGTAAATTGATTTGTCGCCGCCTGAAGCGTTGTTTGAACCTTTGCTTTCTGCTGCCTGTAGTCTTGCTCGAATTTCTGCTAAAGATGCCATAGTGTTTTCTCCGTTAAGTTGCCTATGTGTGCTGCCTATCTAAAATTTTTAGATCAAAGTTGCCTGTAACACAAAAGTGCAGACACGTATACAGTATACGTGTTCTGCTGAGTTGTGTCAATGTTATTTAGTGCGATTGGGGAAAGCTAGTGATTTTATTCTTGCCAAAGGATCGCTAGACTCGTAATAGCTGCCAGTAATGGCTGCGTTGTAGTTCATGGGATCGTCATCCTCTTCCACAAAACTGTTGAGATTGTCGCCTTCAGGTAAATCATCAATTTGTTGGTTAATCTTATTCATCATTTCTTGACGATTACCTATTTTTTGCATCAAAGACTCATACTCATCAATTGATGGAGCAAATGATTTCAATTTCTCATTGCTGGTACTGGGAGGCTCAGGACTGGTTGTTGTTGGTGTCGATGAGCGTGTTGCTGCTGTGTTGGGGGCAGCAGGAGCAAATGATTTCAGTTTCTCAATGCTGGCACTGGGAGCCTCAGGACTAGGGTCAGTTGGTGCTGGTGCCATTGAGCCCAGTGCAGGCGTAGATGTTGGTGTTGAGGTTGGTGTTGAGGTTGTTGAAGAAACCGGTGCCTGTCTTGCAGCAATCTTGTCAAGGGTATCACCTGCCTGCACAGTGTAACTGCCGGCGCCGCCAGGCAACGTAAGGGTTTGACCAACTTTGATTTTATTGACATCAGATATACCAGACAGTTTGGCAATTTCTTGAGCGCCAGCAGTGCCTTTGTAGGTTGAAGGTGTTTTGGGCGCGGCTGCTGGTGTTTTAGGTGCTGCTGCCGGTGTTTTGTTGCTTGCGTTATCTGCTGCTGGTGCTGCTGTTGGTTCTTTGTCTGCTACTGGTGCTTTGTTGGTTGCCGGTGTTGTGTTTCCGCCGCCGGGCAAATTGGACACAACAGCCAGTGGAAGTCCTGCACCAACCAAGCCACCGGCGATTTTTGATGCCACATTGCCAAACATTGATCCAAAACCCGATGTAGAGCTAGGAAACACTGATTTTGCAGGACCAGATAAAGCTGGCGGCTGAACCTGAACGGCCTTACCCATGAATTTATCGGGCTGACGTAGAATAGTCCCGCGACCGGCGCCGCCTAGACCTATGTCAATATTCATTGGCGATCCTCCACGACCACCTATTCCGAATGAGCCGCCCCCGCCACCGCCACCAAAACCTCCGCTGGCGCCGCCTTCCCAAGGCACAAGATTTTGTTTGCCAAATTCCATGCTTTTGTTTTCTGAAACCCCATCACGTTCGGTATTGCTTTGGACCTGATCTGGTGTTTGATCAACATTGAGACTCACGCCCAACTGTTGCAGTCGGGCCTGTACTTCGGTGTCGTCCCAGCAGTTGGCATTGGGATCTTCTTTGGCCAGTTCTTGTAAACGGTCAAACAATCGATCATCACCTATGATATCATCCAACTGTTCTGTGGCATTCATTGCTCCAGCACCAACCATGAGTGGTTCGCTCATGAGCTGTTGCAGCTTTTCCCATTTTTCTGGAGTGTCTGGCAATGCCCAGGTACCTTCCACCAGGCGGTTGGCCCAGCTTTCAAAAATTTCTGCTTCTTTCATAGTGTTTTGTCTCAATCGTGCCAGCACCGGAAGTGCAGCTTCAATACGGTAATCAAGAGTCTGTTCTATAAACATGGTCTTGATTGAGTCAACCAGTTCTTCATGCAGTGCAATTTCAGCCGGATGCCATGATTCAAAATATGTTCGATATCCTGATGCACTGCTGAGTTTGCGTAGAGTCTCGCGCAGATTGTCGTAGTGATGATGTGCTTCGGTCACCAGGTCAGCTGTTACACCTTCCAGCACACGATTGGCACTGGCTCGGTTGAACCTTGACAGCACAGCAATTTCTGTCACCATTTCTGTGATATGGCAGCCACGCACATCATAGGGCTTGCCGCCTTGACGCACATGTTCCAGCATGGCCTTGGCTCCGGCTAGGTTGCGAAACTGCAAACGATGTCTTTCGCCATCTGCGGTTTCTACAAAAATGCTTTCAATATAACGATGTCTAGCATCATTTTCGCCCAAAGGCCGAGCATGATTAATCATGAGTCTGGCCTGAGTTGGTTCACCCATGTAACTGGTTCGCCTATTACCGTAGTAGCCTTCAAACAGGCCTTCCTTGATGGCTGCAATGCCACGCATGGTATGCTTGAGCTTGCTGAGATCACTGGGTGCCCAGTCCCAACGATTTCTACGTGCAAAGTCGCTGAGTTGTTGAAAAAATTGAAAGAATTCTTTTTTGTCCGTGGGGTTGTCTATGCCGCGCCCTAGATTATCGCCGTAGAAAGCCTGCAGGGTGCTCTGCTGCTCATTTTCATCGTTGAGTATCAGTACCATGCGTCCGTAGTTGTTGCCGCTGGAGGCCACGTAGTCAAAGCTCAATGTTTTGGCTTCTTGTGATTCAGTGTCGTTGCCCTGCTCGTCCTTGAGCTTAACGTCAAAGTTGCGTGTGGCCAGCAAATCAGCCAATTTTGTGGATATATTTTGTTGTGCCATGATTCAATATTTAGCGCCTAATGCTGATAAACGGCATGGGTTCTATGATGTTGTCACTGTGATCTTTGAGGTGTGCATCAAGATCACTATGATAAGTCTGCAGCAGCATCAGCATGCGCACTGCCAACAGTGTGGACATCACAAGATCGTCAGTTTCTCCAGGTTTGGCTGCATAGCTGGTGCCCGAAGCCACGAACGTTTTGAGTTCACTCACCAAGGGACGACTGTGCAGTTTCATACGCCCGCTTTCGACCAAGATTTTGAACTTGTTACAGGCTGTGAGTTTGGCCTTGTGTGTGGTGTTGAACCCCTTGCGAAATCTACGCCCGCTGCTGCCGGTCACGCTGTTGTCGCTCAGGAAATATCCCGGAATGTTTTGTTCACCATATTCTGCTATGCTTAACAACGCAGCTTCGCCAATGGTGTTGTTTTCCACGCTGTAGTAGATGTTTTTGCTGTCTTTGACTACTGCATGTATTTCTTTCACTATGTCAGCCAGGATACGGATTTGACTGGGGATGTCAGTGCGATTGTGGCGCCATTCTGCCACTTGTTCTGTGGTGCCGGCTTCAAACACCTGTATGGCCGCAGGATCTCCGCCAGTGCCCAGGCTGGGATCCAGTGCCACAGTGTATATGGCACCGGGCTTGATTTGTCTGTACCAGCGAACTTGCCCAGTCTTGCGCACAGGTTCTGTGCCTTCAAGATCCATGAGCTTGATGGGAGATATCAAGGTTTCATCGTTGATAACAAATTCACAGTCCATTTCTCTGCGGAAACGTTCATCGCCCAACTGCTGCCGCTGTTGTTCGCCCCAACCTTCGTCGCGTTCAGGATGCTCTCTCCAGTAGCTGCGAAACGCTCGGAATCCATTGATGCCAAGTTCGGTTTGATTGCCGTGTTCGTCTTCGCACTTGTTGGCACCTTTCCACAAGAACGCAAATTGATCTTCGTCTGAGTTGGGAGTTGAAGTTATAATTGCTTTACCACCTGTGGCCAGGGTAGGCGAAATAGAAGTCCAGAATTCTTTGGCTATAGTGGGTCGCACAAACGCAAATTCGTCAGCGTACAGCAGCGAGATACTCATGCCTCGTCCCGTGGTTTCTGTTGTGGTCTGACTCACAATACGACTACCATTGTCAAACTCCAGGCTGCCTTTGTTGTAACTGGTGCTGCCTGCTCTGATATGATTGGGACACAGTTCATAAGCATAGCGAATACGTTGCATGATTTCCTGTGCGCCAGTATATTTGTGTGCTGCAATTAAAATTGTTGAATCAGGCACAAACATTGCGTACCACAAGAGATATCCCGCAGCCGAAGTTGACTTGCCTGTCTGTCGCGGCATCAACGATATTGAAAATCTGTAGTTGTGATAGGTCTTGATCAGTCTGTGCTGATACTCAAAGGGATGATACAGCATCTTGCCGCGTGTGGGGTGCTGTATGTAGAAAAAGTTGTCTAGGAAGTAGATAGGACCGTTCACAGGATCTGCACAGCGGCTGAATTCTTCTATTTGTTGTTCTGTGTAGACTTCAAAGCGATGTGGTGCTTTGACCAACACAGTTTCCATGAGATTGGGTTTCATTTTATTGCACCAAAAAATCTAATTCTGGCCATAGGGTTTTGAATTGGCCAGCTGTGTCAGGATGATACAGTTCTTCTGTGATTCGTATATGATCTCGAAATGCCTTGGTAATTTTGGTCACAGGTGCAGAAATTTCAGCATACTGCTTGATTGCGGCGGTGAAAAACTGTTGTTCTTCCGGCGAAGCAAGCCCAGAATCAAGAAACCGTTGAGACTCTTGCATGGCCAATTCGGCCACTCTTGAATCGTGTTGGAACGGATCAAGATATTCAGGTTGAAACAAATTTTGCCACTTGCATGTGAGTTGGTTGTCAGCTAGGTACTGTCTAAATTCACACACTCTTGTGGCATTGTACAAATTGTAAACAGCATGCACACCGCCCCAGTGGCCTTGTGATCGCATCAGATGTTTGACTAAGCCAAGATTTTTTTGCATTAGGTTCCAGTCGGATCCATGTCTAACATACTCCAGTCTTTGGTCTATGTTGTCAAAGCTTATACTCCAGCCCACTCGGTTTCGTTTGGATAATTTTTCAACTATGCGATTGCGTTCAAAATCAACATTGAGATTAGTGATCAAGGTAATGATCACCGACTCAGGCACCACATCCAACAATCTTTCATTTTCAGGCAACAGCAGAGGTTCTCCCCCCACCAGAGCCACTTCGTGAATGTGTTGGCCATGTTTGGCAATGAAATCACACACACTGTCAAAATAGGGTCTAGTACCACTGCGGAATGGGATGTGTTTGATTGAAGCCCACTTGCTACTGCAGGCTTCGCCGCAGTAGTTGCAACTGAGATTGCAAGTGGTGTTCCATCTCACATCCACGATCACCGGATAGTGATACAGTTCACCTGCTGTGCTGTAATCAAAATCAGGATTAACGGCATTGTGCCATTGACGTTCACCGTCTGCCCCAAAACGTTCTGCTTTAACACAGTTTGTGCAATAACTGTGTGCTTGACCTTGTGATATGCTGCGGCGAATTTCACGCATGACTTCGCCATTGAGGATTTCTTCAATAGTGCTGTTGTTGAGATTGCCCAGCATGTTGGGATTACCAGCACAACAGGTTTTTACGTCACCGCGAGGATTGATATGTAGACCGCGCCAGGGCGCTGCACAAAAGAATTTGGACATGTAGTTATTTACATGTCCGTTTTTAGGGTGTTAGTTAATTGCACCAACTCTGTTTGGCTTCGCCGTAGTATTCTCTGGCAAATCCATTGGCAATCAACATAGAGCGTAGGCTTTGCCCATCCAAGATCATGTCACCCAACACACGACCACCAAACTTATCCCAACCGTAAAGTACAACTTGGCGCTTGAGTGATTTAGCTACCGCATTTTTTGTAAAGGCAGTAGCGGCCTCGCCTCGCTGTGCTTCACTGGGGCACTGTGCTCTGTGACCTTTTTCTGGCGTATCAACACCAAATACTCTAACAGCCAACTCTGGCTTGAGTGGTTGTGGTAAGAATGGTGCTGAAATAACCACAGTATCGCCGTCGTTGACTCGCACGATCTGTGCGTCATATGTGACACCTTGGGGTGCTTTTTGTGCCATGGCCAAGCATGGAATTAGTAATAGAGTGAGTAGTAGTTTTTTCATATTATGCTATTTGATATGTGCCCGAAAGATCAAAATGTGCGCCCGATTGCCAGGCGCCTGTGGCCGGAGTGTTGAATTTCCAGACCAGGTCTGTGGTGCTGCCAGAATAATACAGTTTCATCACTGTGGTGCTGTTTGTGACATCCGTGATGCCGGCGATGTGATACAGGGCCGGGGAACCTGCGCCTGCTGTTTGATGCAAAGTGCCGCCAGCCAGTCTGAATGTGTTTGCGGCTGGTGCGGGCAAGGTGATCTGATAACCAGTGCTGCCAAAGTTGGTGACTCCTGTGAAATCAAAATACACATGTATGAACATCAAGGGACCCATACGCACATAAGATGCTGTGGCTGTGCCGCCGGCAAATGTGCCGGATCCATCAGTGAACTGGGGATTGAATACTGTGCTGCTGGTAACGCCAGATCCGTATGCTACTAAATTTAAGTTGCCGTTGGTGTTGCCTACATAAAGATTTTGCGTGAGTTGGTCTACCACAAGTTCGCTGGGTCGAGCTACGCCGTTGTAGTTGGCCAAGCTCTCTTGAGCATTGTCCTTCATTGCGGCACGTGATATGCCTGTGATGTTGTCGTATGGTGGTGGTGGATTGGCCATGATCTCTAACTTTCCTGGTTA